AAGTTACTCTAAGTTTAGAAGATTACCACACTTTACTAGAGGCATCTAAAAAGGCTGCAGAATTAAGACAAAACACTGAACTAGTATTAAAAGAGTTACAAGTGTTTTTGTCGTTTATGACTACACGTGCAGAAATAGAACCGTACATAGTAGAGTTTAACAAGCAGTCTAAGACATCTGTTATAGAAATAAACGGAGGTATTGCAAAAATTAAAGAAAAATGAAAAGAAAGATAACAGTAACTATGGATACTACGTATAAATACGTACAATTATGGAATGGTATTTTTAATTTAACAGAAAAAGGACTACAAATACTGTCTGCATTTATAGATGTACAGATAATTACAGAAGAAGACAATTTTTGTAGTGTAAAAAACAAGAAAGAAGTAGCAAGAATAGTAGGTATTAAAGATTACAACACCTTAAATAACTATATTAAGAGATTTAAAGATAAAGGTGTAGTATCTAAAAAGGATAATAATTATAAATTAAATAATTTACTAAATCCTAATACATCTTCTGTAGAAATAATAATAAATAAAGGATAATGAAGATATTTGAGCAGATAGTGCCATCATATTTTGAGATAGGTGATATGGAGATTATAATTTTACAAGATACTATGGGTAATTGTTTAACTATAAAAATTAACTACTATGAGTGATGCTGAAAAACCAGTAACACCATCATTATTTAATATGATTAGTTCTTTTGCTAGAGATCTAAAAGAATATGTAAAACAAGGTGCACCAAATGTTACAACAGAAGATTATATAGAAAGATTAGAAGAATGTAATAGATGTGAGCATTTAATAAGAGATAAAATGAGATGTGGATTATGTGGATGTTTACTAGAACACAAAGCAAAGTGGAAAACAACTAGTTGTCCAGACTCAAGATGGAAAACACAAATATTAGATGGCGAAAGACAAGAAAGCGATAATACAAACGCTAGCAACTAAATATAATTTACCTTTAAAAAAGGTAGAAGAAATAGTAAACCATCAGTTTAAGTTTGTAGAAAAGATAATGAAGAATGGAAAGTTTGAGATGGTAAGATTACCATATTTTGGTAAATTTTCTGTAAACCCTAAAAGGGTAGAACATATAAATAAATTAAAAGATGAGTCTGAGGGATGATTTAATACATATAATAGATAACAGAGCTACACTTAGTGCATATGCATTGACTGTAAACGAGTTTAAAGATTTAACAGTAGAAGAGTTAGCTTTTGTATATTTTACAACAGATCATAAGTCACCTTTTTCTGTATATGAATGGGAACAACGTGTAATTGAAGTAAAAAATAGTATATTTGGGAAAAAGAATAACTTTAAACCAAGCGCAAAAGTTTTAGCAGCTTGTGAAAAGTATGATAAATTAATTGAAACCTCAGCTGTTAGATTACTACGAGCAGCAAGAGAATCTGTTATAAAATTAGAGAAGTATTTTAGAGATATAGATTTAACGTTAGTAGATGATAACGGCAGGCCTATTTTTCATGCAAAAGATTTAATTAGTAATTTAGAAAAAATGGGTAAGGTAGTAGATGGGCTTAGAAACTTAGAAGAGATAGTAAAGAAAGAAGAACAAGCAGCTAATACTAATAGAGGGGGTATTGAAGTAAATAAATATAGTATGTAATGGATTTTTTAGAAGATTTAGAGCTTTATGAACGAGCAATGCAAAATGCTTACTTGTTGATAACTAAACGTAAAACTTTAGATGACATTTATTATAATTTAGAGGCTGATGAGTTAGAAGATTTTCCTTTACCTTTTGATCCTCTACAAACTGATGGTAGAAGCGCAGATGTAATAGATGTTGTAATAGAATATTTTACAAGTACAGAAGAATACGAGAAATGTGCTCATTTAGTTAAGATAAAAAATAAATGCTTAAAAAAACAGACAGGGTCAGACCAGCAGCCATTAACTTTATAAATAATGGTTACTACACATCTGCACTTCCAGGCACTCGAGAGTACTATGAGTTTTGGGATGAGGAACAAGACAGATGTATGTATGGTTATAAGGTAGGAGATTTAGAAATAACTGGATTTCATTACTTTTATTTAAACTATTGTCCTATTGATAGAGCTGTAGATGAGTTATTACCTGATGGCACAATGCAAGCAAAACGTGAGCGAACATTCCCTAGATTTTATGACGGAGATTATGAATATTTCCACGAGATAGATAAAGCAAGAGCAGCAAATAAACATATGATAGTTTTAAAAGCAAGACGTAAGGGATATTCTTACAAAGCTGGATCTATGCTTGCTAGAAATTACTTTTTTGTTAGAAATAGTAAAAACTTTGTATTTGCATCTTCTAAAGAATTTTTAATTGGTGATGGACTACTCTCAAAAGCTTGGGAGTTTTTATCTTTTATAGATGATCATACTGCATGGTCTCAACCAAGATTACGAGACAGAGAAATGCATAAAATGTCTGGATATAAGAAAAAAGTAAATGGAATGGAGATAGAAATGGGTTTAAAATCCCAGATTATAGGTGTATCTCTAAAAGATAATCCAGATAAAGTAAGGGGTAAGGCAGGTGAGCTAGTATTTTTTGAAGAAGCAGGATCTTTTCCTGGATTACTAAAAGCATGGGAGGTAACAATGCCAACAATGAGACAAGGTGCGAAAACATTAGGAATGATGGTAGCATTTGGTACAGGTGGTACAGATGGATCTGATTTTGAGGCTATGGAAGAAATATTTTACAATCCAGCAGCATATGATTGCATGGATTACGAGAATATATGGGATGAAGGAGCTATGGGTACAAGATGTGGGTACTTTATACCAATACAAAAAAACTTAGATGGATTTATAGATGAAGAAGGTAATTCTATACAACAAGATGCTATAGAATATGAAGAACAAATGAGGGAAAAGAAAAAAGGGGCTGCAGATGCAAAATCTTTAGACCAATATATAGCTGAGCACCCCTTTTCCCCTCAAGAAGCAACACTACAAGTAACAGCTAATTTATTTGACATTGCATCATTGCAAGAACAATACAATAATGTAAAAGCTAGAAATTTACAATCAATAGGTACTGCAGGTAGACTATATCACAATGAAAAAGGAGAAGTTAAGTTTAAAATAGATGGTGATTTAAAACCTATAACTAAATTTCCACATAGAAAAGATGATGATAAGACAGGAGCAATTATAATATACGAAGCGCCATATAAAAATCAAGAACAACAAGTACCTATAAATTTATATGTAATTTGTCATGACCCTTATGGTCAAAATCAATCAGCAGACTCTATGTCATTAGGATCTGCATATGTATTAAAAAGACCTAACAATTTATCACATCCTGATGATATAATTGTAGCATCATATGTAGGTAGACCACACTCACAAGATGATTATAACAGAAATTTGTTTATGTTAGCAGATTATTATGGATGTAAAATAGGATTTGAGAACGATAGAGGTGAGGTAATAGCATATGCAAAACGTTTTAGAAAAATGCATAAATTACAAGAAGAATTTGAGATGCTAGACAAAAAAGAACTAAGAAGTAAGAATGTAAAACGTCAATATGGTATGCATATGACTGAAGCAAGGAAGCGTCAAGGTGAGATATATATAAGAGACTGGCTAAACACAGTTAGGAGCACTGATGATACAGGAAAAAAATTATTAAATTTACATAAGATATATGATCCAGCTTTGCTAACAGAATTAATTAAATTTAATCACAGTGGTAACTTTGACCGTGTAATGTCTTTAATGATAGGTATGTATCACACAAGGGAATTGTATAACGCTGAAGTAAAAGATATATTAGAAGATAGAGCTACAGATAAGTGGTTCGAACAAAATTATTATTAATATGAATAAAGAAAAAGATTGTAAACCTTATAACCCTCTACCAGAATACTTGGCGATTGGACCATCAGATATACACGGAGCAGGGATCCTAGCAAAAGAAGATATTCCGGGAGAGGTTGTTATAGGTATTACACATGTATACGATCCAAACTTTCAACACAATTATATTAGAACACCATTAGGAGGATTTATTAACCATAGTGAGAATGCTAACTGTGAATTGATGGATAAAGATGAGGATTATCATTATAAAGTCATAAAAACAATACGTAAAGTAGAAGCAGGAGAAGAGCTAACTTTAAAATATAGTTTATATGATATATGTAATTATTTGTAGTGGTATATTTATAATACCAACTTTGTAATTACTATTACACAAAAAACGAGGGGTAAAATTTATTAAATTTGTAAGATTATGGGATACGATAAAATACCGAGGCAAAAGCTTTCGATTACTAAAAAGAATAAAGAGTGGAGAGAAAAATGTGTAGAAGCATTTATAGATCTCTCTAGTTCTGGCGCTAGTCACAACAAGCAAAAGGACGATATGAAAATATTATATGATTACTATAACGGTGTAATTGACGAGGCAGATTATAAGTACGTATTAAAACCTTACGGCAAGTCCCGTAAGAATTTTCCTTCTGAAATGCGTAACTACCCCATTATCAAACCCATAATTGATCTTCTTCTAGGGGAAAAATCTAAAAGACCTCTCAATTATACTGTTACAGTTCAAAACTCAGATGCTATTACTATGAAAGAGCAACAAAAATCTGAGGCAATAGCTCAAAATTTAAGACAAAAGTTTTTACAAGAAGTACAAGCTATGGGTGTAGACATAGGTGCAAACATGGATGAAATACCAACACCTAAACATATAGCTGATATGTTTGAGCTAAATTACATTGATAACAGAGCAGTTTTAGGACAACAAGCTATGAATTATATCATGCAAGAACAAGAAGTGTATGATAAAATACAAAAAGCTTGGTTTCACTATCTAGTTACTG